TGCAGTTTGATTGCCTATAGCTGTAACAATTCTTTGCAGTTTAATATTTTTATCATACGGTATAAATCGTTTATGCCTATAGTCGTATAGTGGTTTAGCGTCTGTATGAGACTCTATAGCCGCAGTCTTTATCATCCCCTTTATATCTCTAACTTGTAATTTTGACATTTCAGCCAGAGTTGAGTTCATTTCACGTATATTTGCACCAAATATCGTTAATAATTTTAACCGCTTTAAATCGGCTGGAGAGATTTTTCCAATCTCCCCAACACGATTTGCTATTGTTTCAAGCACAAAAGTATTAATTAACTCTTGTCTATCTATAATAGGTTGTACTAAGAAATTAATACTATCTGTACTCAGCATTATTTCCTTATCTCCTCATCTCTATTATCTTTAACCTTATTGTATGCATTTTCGCCATTCATCTCTCGATTATTTATATCGTATTGCATCATCATACTAAGGTCATTTTGCTGTTGCTGTTGTTGCTCCTTATCAATTTGAGCAAGTGCTTCTCTTGCTTGCCGCTCAGTTTCACCAAAATACCACATTCTGTTTTCAACCTTTGACGCAAGGCCATTTTGCATTAATAAAATACGTTTTTCAAGTTCTTCATCAGCATCAACAATAATACTATCATCCCACTCAAACGATACATCCCATTCACCTGGTGGTGTAATATTATAGAGGTCGGCATATACATTCATTATGTAGATAACATCTCGCAATGCTTCTTCAATAGCATTTTGTATATCAGCATTTGTCTGGTAACTTCTTTGTTTAAGAATTTTTAACTCAGTTGCTGTTCTTGCTACATCTGCCGCATCAGATAGAGTTCCTCTACTAATACCACACGTATCTTCTATACGCATTAATATTGTATTTAAACCATCTATATAACTTGCATCACGTAACCCAGGCGCAAATGGATAATAAGTATCTGATGCAGAACCTAAGTCCACCTTACGATATAAACGCTCTTGTAATCTGGTCATTTTAGTATGTTCAACACCATGCTCATCCTCAGTTTTTAAAGCATCTCTATCAACATCTATTGCCATTGCGCCGCCTTCATATTCCCACAGCAATGTAGAATATTGAACATCAGCGTCATGTATAAGTCTAACAGCACGAGCAAATCCTGATACACCGAGCGGACTATTAGTATCCACTATATTTGCATCGGGCATTTTAAAATATGCGAATAGCGGTTTAGTTACATTTTTTATGGTTGTAACTGGTTGAAAATCTTTCCACTCTGGAACTTCTGTCAGTTCAATTTCTGTACCAAGACCAGAAAGATTTAATTCTCCTGTGGGACTATGAGACTTAAATGCTTTATTTATAACAGTAACAACATTTCCTTCTAATTTATGGTATTCAAGCCTACGGTAGATAATAGATTGTTCTTGTTTAGTTTGAACAAACGCCGCCTCAGTAATTTTGCCTGCGGCAGTAAAAGCAAGTGGATAAAATGCATCTGCTTGTACAAACTCGAACTCTATTTCCGTGGTCGGTTTAATATCTGATTTTACAGAATAAGATGTGGTATCATCATCAGGTAAAGCATCTTTTACTATATATGGCTTTATAACAAGACCGCCCTTAGCGATACCATATTCTATTTGTTTACGTAATTGCTTTTTAAGTTTCTTATACTGCCGCTCTAAATACTCTGCTCTTTGAGTATCACCTATAGGCTTTTCTTCTGTAATTGTTTTTGGTGGCGTAGGTTTAGGTATACTAAAAGTATCTCCGTCTGAACCAGATATTTCTTGTTGCCCCCCAGGATATTCTGGATTTGCAACCTCAATTTCTTCTGTCGGCGTAGAAACTTCTGATTCAAATTCAAGTAATGCTAACCGAGCTTTTTCACTTGCAATCATAGTGGCAAGTCCTAAACTTGCAATACGCACAGGGCTTGCATCATCCGGCTCTCTTAACCAAGGTGCATCATCCTGATATAACCTTGCCCACAAGTCAATAGCTTTTTCCATTTTAGGCGAAATTGCACTTGTGATATTTAACTCTTTTTCTATAGACTTGCCACTAATCATTGTACTTATCATCTCCCTCAATTTTGCTACAATCTTACTCCATATAGACATTAGCGTTTCCTCTTATTTTTATTCCTCTGTTTTACAATCCTATCAGATGAACGATAGCCCAAACGGAGTGCAATACTATCTGCTTCACGTACATTATGGGCGCGGACTGTAACAACTTTTTTAACACCGCCAATTATTCTTGTATATTTATAAGAGCGCACACCAGAACCCTCAAAACTACGCTTAGTTCCCCATGCATTATATTTTGGCTCATATCTAATACCTGCTGTATTTGGTTCGGGCTCACGTTTTGTTATTAATGAGCCGTGCTTTCCACCAGTTTGTCCTGTACCCATTATACTGCCACCTTTGTATTTACTTGTCGTTTAAAAACTATATTACCATCTAAATGTAGCTCTTCTACTACATTTCTACCATAAAGCAATATAAGTTCCGGCTCTAAATAATGTAACATTAGGTTCCACGATGCTTTTAACATTTTATAATTGCCCCATCTTCCATCTCCCATTGTCGATGTAGCAATAACACTATGTTTAGGTATACCATCACAAAAAGTTTTAAAGAAATCAGGATTACCTAAAGAAAATGTTGGTATTACTTTAATACCATGTTCTTGCCAATATCTACCACACCACCTGTTTCGATAAGCATTAAAGAACTGTAACACATTAGGTATATCTCTATAGACAGAAAAATCGGGCGATAATACAAATTTAAATCTTTGTAAATATCCTGTATATCTATCAGGATAATTCCACACACGCTCAAACTTATAATCCCAAGTGAAGAAGTGTACGCCTAATTTTTCTGGTTGCTTTTCTCTAAGAACATAGTCAAAACTTTGTAGTGGTGTAGTTTCTAATTCCTCACGAGACATTTCAACTCTTTCCATTTTTGGCATTTCAAAAATACCTTCACTATCCAACTTATAGTTAGCATAAACTATATTCTCAATATTTTGCTCTTGTATACGAGACTGACGCTTACCACCAGTATATTCCATTTAATGACCTCTCCTATTAGCCCATTTTTGCATACCATATCTTACAGCATCAATGCTGTGGTTATTTTCATCTGGGTATGCACTTATGAAATTACCTTCTCTATCTTGCTCATATTCATATTGTGTAAATTCTCTATAAGTAAATGGGCATCTACGCTTATCAATATAAATATGATTTAAACCTTGTAACCACTTTATGCCATATCGAACACTATCTGGTCCTTTATCAGCACCACGTATAAATGCTCCATATGCCTTAAAGTCTGCGATAGATTTTTCTTCTGCGCTATCAGCAGTTACTAAATCATCAAATGTTAAAAGTTTCTTCTCATTATATAAAATGTTGAATACCTGTCTATTTCTTGTTCTCATGGTTCGGTATTCATCAAATATGTATAAATCCAGCCTTCTTGTATCAAAATGCATTTTAACATATTGAAATGGGTCTATAGAAAATCCCCAGTCAATACCATGATACACTTTATCAAAAGTTTGCCACATAGGAACTGTTGCTATTACATTACCACGTACATCTTTTTTCTGCACAGGTGCGTCCATATCTAAATCTTCTACGTTAGTAAATACATCACCGCCTGTACCAATCGCATGTCCTAAGTATTCATGTTCATATGCTCTTGGATTCTTTAGCTTTAACTCTTCTGCTTCTTGTATAAATTGCGTCCCCAACCATTTTGGTGGTACATCTAAATAAGAATTACGAACTACTAACGTACTATCCTTGGCAAATGCCTCACAATCATCAACATACTCATTTGCCCAATTATTTTTACTTATCGGCGGGTTGAATGTTCTAAAATCCCAGAATTTTTCTCCGCCACGCATTGTAGACTGTGTAACAGTACGTAATTCTCCTTCACCAGCATACTGGTCTAATTCTTCAAACCACGTAACACCAATATAACCAAATGGCGGTTTAATAGATTTTACCTTCATAGGGTCATCCAGACCCATAAAATATATCCTTTGACCTGTTGGTAAGTATACAATAGGCGTTGCATATGTTTGTGGTATCTTAAATAATCGTTCAACTCCAAGCTGATATATACCCCAAATAACCTGTGTAAAAATACTATTTTGAATAGTATTGGCAACTTTCCTAAAACATATTGCGTGAAGTTTAGGATTACGCATTATCAATAATGGTACTGATATTCCTCCAGCAAAAGAAGATTTTGTGCTACCACGTCCGCCAGGAAAAACATAGTGAGTATGCCTGTGTGCAAATATATCTTGCAACACAGGCTTATACATCGGAATTATGCAGTTGTCTAAGTCAATGCTTATATTTGCCATATCAAATTATATAGGCATCATCAAAACCCGCATTTTTAAGTTTTGCTAATAGCCTATCTGCTTCTCCTTCTGTTTTTACTGGCATTGTACGTACTTTATACATATTGCTGTTGTCAATAAAGACATAAGCAGATTTAATGCCGAGTTTATTTAGATAATCAACCCGCTTTTTGGCGTTAGACTCACTTCTAAATGCACCGACCTGTATTTCATAAATCTTTTCGTCGGATTTGTGATTAACAAATTTCGCATAGAACTCTTTGCCCAAATTAGCACGTTTAGCCTGTACAGATTCGCCTTGGTCAGCAGGTCTCTCAAAACTAAAAAGAAATACATTAGAAGCTGTTAATACATCATGGGCATCACGCAGTACATTCATCATGCCTGTATAATTCTGCATTTCTTTCCATAAGAACTCTAACTGCATTTCTAAATCGGCTATGGATACTTTTCTATTCTTTGCAAATTCTAAAAGTGCCGCTTTTCTTGTATGATATGTCCATTGAGCAAGACCATAACCAGCGCCATCAGTCGCAAATTTTGTGTATCTACCGCTATCAACCACCTGTGTATAACTAATGTCTGTATAGCCGAGTTTCTTTTCAAAACTGTTTTGTAAATTATTAGGTCTGAGATTTGACTCTGCTTTTAGATTACCCATAATGCCTGCTACAGCATAATTATTAAGCCCTTTAGCTTTTAAGAAATCCCAAATCTGTTTATCTGTTGGGTCGCTTTTAATTGTGGTAGTTTTTGGAGTAGATTGAATCGCATCACTTACTTTCTGTAATCGAGCATTTACTTCTTTTGCAATATCATCCATTTTACTGTAAAGATATGGGCCGGGACATGAAGTAGCACTAAACCACTTATGTACTGTCATAAGCATTTCATTTGATTTAGTCTTATAAGCAAGAGATTTTTCTTTATCACCAAGCCAAATAACTTTAGTTTTGCTGTTTCTCTTGCAACAATCAACCATAAGATTAATGAGTGCTTTATACGATTTATGAGAAACTTCCCAATTAGGACCACCTGTACTATTAGCTACCTCAAACGTAATAGCCCTGTTATCGTTATCATAACTACTGGAAGTCCAAGGAGCGTTTTCTTCTTTTACAGATTGAGAAATATCACCATCATATCCTATACAATATGTGGCACTCGCCTGTCTTGCTGAGTTAGCAAAACTATCAGCACATTTTTTTGATGTACACCGCACCCACGCCGTATGGTGAATCGTAAAACGAGAAATTGGATATTTACGTGGTTTATAACAATTTGGTGAAAGTTTTGTATATGTAACTAAAGAACTATTGCTCATATTTCTCCTTAATATTTAGGTCTTACATAGCCGTTGATTGTTCTACCAGAACGTCTACGTTTACCAACTTTACCATTATAATTACCGCTCACATTGTAGGTATCATCAATAGCAAATTCTGTATGATTCGGTTCACCAGAACCATATAAAACAATATCTTTTGCCCGAATACCTTTAGCACCGTCATGCCAGATGCCAAGTTTCTTTGCTTTTGACTTAATGCTTGGCGCATTAGAAGAATAACCACCAACCTTGTCTATTAAGCCAAGTTTATAGAACACTGCCATAACAGTCTCACTGCACCATGCAGAATCCCATTTAAGAGTGTGTCCGTGCTTCTTTAACGTATCAATAACCCATTGATGAGACTTATTATTTTTACACAAGGTCAAAAATTCTTCTATAACTGGGTCAAACTTATCTTTTACAGTAACTATCAGTGCATCGTTAAAGCCAGCATTATGTACTTCTTTTAACCTTGCTTCTGCATTATCTTTGTCTTTAAAAACACCAACTTGTACTCTGTAAAATGTAGCCATGTTATTCCTCTTTCATTTCAGGCATACTAATAACAATACTCTTTAATAATGATGCAATCGCCGCAACACCAGCGACAGAGATAATATGAAGCCAATTAACTTCTGTAAAAGCCTGCCCAATAGTAATCATACCGAGAGCAGTTTCAGCAAAGGTCCATAAAGCACGTTTTCCTGCATTAATGGCAAGTTTTGTAATGTAATCATCCATGAAATCATTGTTCATCTTCTTCATCCCCTTCCTCTGAAAATGTTATACCAACAGGTTCTTGTGGTTGCACCATATCTGGTAAAGAAAAAGGGTCTCCCCAATTAATGTTAATATTAACCTGATTATCAGCAAGTCCCTGTTTACGTAATTCCACATCAACAGTTCGTTTCGCAAGTTCTTGTCCTGCTTTAATTCTGTCAGCTAATGCCGCATCAAGCCCAAACTGGTCTTTTTCTTCGTTATTCATTACTCTTGTAAAAAATTCCATTACGTCATTAGCTTCTGCAATAGTTTTTCGAGCCTTTTCTGCCATAAGCCTATTTATCTCCTTTACCACATTAGGCTTTTTTAACATACGCCGTGTAAAATTGGTGTAACATTGATTATCTTTACGTATTTTTATAGATGCGGCTTCTCCGACAAGTCTTTCACTCGACCCAACCTCACTATTTATATATGCAAGTACAAATTGATAATCTTGTGGGGTAAGCGGTGTATCTTCTGTAATAGTTTTTCTGCCGCCCCTATGAATTTTCTTTTCGTTCATTTATTCTCTCTTTTTTCGTAATGCTACCATTAACTAATATTGTTTCTTTTCGTAACTCATTCCACCTTTCATTATCAGTTGGTAAGTCAAGGCCGTTAAGAAGATACCAATAATCACGAATAAAGCTAACCATATTAATTAATGAATACGTAGAATACAATTCCTCTCTACTTGATTTACCTGTATCAGGGTTGTCTATTTGTTTCAATAATACATATCTATTTATCTCCCGCTTTTGTTGGGTGGAATAAAATTGATTAATATTATACAGTAATTGTTCTCCATATAGTATATTACAAGCCTTTTGTATCTTACGTATAATACGTTGCTGTTGTCCGCCACCAGCCATAATTATCTTCTCCTTCTTCTACGGCGTCTGACTCTTCTCTTTCTCACTGTTATTCTTGCCATTATTAATCGCCCCTGTTAAGTCGTTACCTACATAGTTAGCATTGCCATCTTTACTTTCAATAACTACTTCATCAATGGGCAAAGATAAATACCAAACGAAACCGGCGGCCATAGAAAGGATTATAACTAATTCTACTATAGCAATAATAAACCATCTCTTAGCATTTAACTTCAATTCATGCATTAACTCAGTAGCCAGCGGCATAGTCTCTTTGTTTTCCACTATATTCACCTCCAAATTCGATATAATTATTATATAACATATGGCTAAAACAAGTCAATATTGTAACCTTTTGTGCAAAATGACGAACAAGTAAGGTTTTGACCCTAGTGAAAACACAAGGGGCTTTGTGCAAATTGCACAAAAGCTAATTTAAGTTGTGTCTAATTTTACGAAAATTTCAATTCTGGAACTATTATAGAGCATGAAAATTAAAAAATCCACGACCTTCAATTCATAAATCTGAATAAATTAGTTAAATAAACATTTTTACCATAGAAAGTATAAAATCAATGCCCCGAACTACTATAGCACCAATTTTTAAAAAATCTGGGTGAACTACTATATGCTAAAAAAGTAGACAGAGAGGGGGAGGCGTATGCCCTGCCGCCAAAAAAGGGGGGCACACCCACCATCTGGTGAGCATGCCCCCCGGCAATCATCGGGTCAGTTTGGATTATCGTTTAGGCTCATCTCTGGCAATCGCAGAACTCCTTGACCTGAGCGGGAGTTTCAACGGTGTAGTAGTAACGGGACCCACTCTTTTTCACGGTATCAGGGTCGATGTTTGCATTAACAAGGGCTTTACTGGAGCACTCAAAGGTATAGCCTGCGCCTTTGATGCACAGGGCGGCAACTGTACGGCCGTCCAGCTGAACCTTGCGCCAGTTCGGCATGTTTGCGCTGTACTGGATGGCGCTGTATTCGCCCCAGTCCGCGGAATCAAAAGCGGTAATATAGGCGGCCAGTGCGCCTTTGGGGGCCCGCCTTGTTCCACCTGCTTTGGTCGCTGTAGTTGCTTTGGTCTTGCCTCCGGGGGTCTTATATTCAGGCAATTTGTTGCTCTTTACATAGGGGAGGTTGAACTCATATTCGGTCTTGCGATAGGTTGCTTTTCTCAATCTCTGCCAAACCTCCTTAGCAATTTCCGCATCCGTAAGGATTCTCATTTTCAATCTGCCTTGCATTGTAGGGCGTTCCACATCCTTGTACTGTACAGGCGCCTCGCCCCATCCGTTACTGACCAGGTGGCTTTCGCCGTTGTCGTCCAGCTCTACCTTATACAGATTGTATGCCTTGCCTCTGTAAAAATGACGCCTGTATTCCTTGCCGTCCTTGAAAACGAAAACACCATTGCGGTCCTCATTATCAAGGAACAGGTCGTTATAAGGATTGGTATAATCAATGGGGAATGCTTTCACAATATTGGTGGTAACATCATCCAGGTCCATCACCGCCTGAGCCTTTACAAACGCCTCGCCCTTTTTCTCCTTTGCGAACTCACCGCCGGGGATTGCATAGATACCAAAGTTGAAAGCGGGGTGGATGTCTCTATCAAAGGAAAGCACGCTACTGGAGTTCCCTGCCACCTCAGTGAGGACTGCCTCTGCCGCCTTAGCCTTCTCCGCCTCTGCCTGAGCCTTCGCCTGAGCACTTGCGACCTGAGCGGTCATGGCGTCAAGTTTCGCCTGGAGCGCCGCCATCTCCTGTGCCTGTGCCTCGACCTGTGCCATCATGTCCTTAAGTGTAACCTTCTTTGCCATTTCATTCTCCTTTCTGGTCATCTTTGACCTCTGGCAATATGTGTGTGTTGGACAGATGCAAGGCATCTGCCCACGCTAAAGCGAATTAGCTTTCGCTTTAGCGCAAGCTAATTATATCGTTTTTGAGCCCCATTAGTCAACGCTAACTCTGTATAATTTTCGGCGACAATTTCAATTAAAATCTGATTTTTTAACTAGTTTTTCAATAATTGTGTGTAGCTTTAACACAATAATATGTATTTACAGATTTTAACTGATTTTTCATTTTAATTGTGTATGGTTTTGACACAATAGAATAGTTAATCTTTTTGGGGCAAATGGCATATGTTATCAAAAAACACTTTTATATAATAAAGTATTTTCAGACTATTGATACACTTATTCGACTTCTTTTGTGAAAAGATTAACAATCGATTCACTTTTATGAAAAAAGATTTCAGACTATTAAACACAACTAACTTAAATTGTGTGATTATTAAACACAATTAACTCAAATTTACAGATATGAACCTCCATTCTAATACAAGTCACCACATAAAATATGCATGAAAATGTATAAAAAATGCATATTTTGCGCTGGATTCCGTATAATTCATATATATTTGTGCATATTTTATTACTTCCTGCATAAAACGCTAAAAATGCTTATTTTCAGATAATTTGCCGCAAAAATCGCTTATTATCTCGTTTTCGGAATAATTCAAATTGTTCTTTAGTGTACTAAAGTATTCTGACAATTCTGGCGTCAATATAGACCCCTCGCCGTCTCAAAACATCATATCAAAATGCACAAATGCCTGCCGTATTCACTGAAATATGAATATGAGATAACACGAAAAAAGCATAAAAAAGCATGAAAAACGGCAGTTTTTTCATAAAATATCATTAATTTATGTGTGATATACCGTTTTATACATAAAAATCTGTATAATATGCATGTTTTCATGTATATTTTCAAAAATAGTGCTCCATTCATTTTTTTATGTCTTTTTTGATTTTATGCATACTATTATCATGGAATATACATGTTTTTTATGTCTTTTTTAGCTGTTTTTTGACTTAAATTTTATGCATCGTTTTATACATGCGCTGGCTGTACAATTACACATATGATTTTATAATCGCCGCTCTCAGAAGCACAGTGTTAAATAATTAACAATTTGTGCATGGTGCACAATTCTGTTAATTATTTAACATTCCGACCATCTCCCCATCCTTGTTAATTATTTAACGAAGTTATCATGTGCTTTAGTGCGCTAAAGCGTCTGGAGCCGTGCTTTAGTGCGCTAAA